TAACATATTTATCATTTTCTGATATGGGGGATATGATTCTTTCTTGTTTTAGGAATGTTTTCTTTTTGAGTAAATTTTTAGTTTTTTGAGCCATTGATTTGTCCTCGTTTCGGTTAATTGGTTATGTGTCGTCTGATTTTGTAATCCCCCCGAAAATGCCGGGCGGTACAGTTTTTACTTCTACGCCGTCATATGTCTCCTTTTGTTTAATAATTGTAACATCCCCTTGTGCAAACGGTTCATAATTATCAAGTGGGGAATCTAGTGGTTCTTCTATAGAATCTTTAACTAATGACATAATCATTTTATGTTTTTGTGGTGATTTATCAAAACTAAAATCATGTCGTACATTTTTTATTAGGAATGGGCCTTTGTAAAATCTATCGTTTTTTTGACCATCTGCGGTTTTAAGTGCAGCTGTGTATGGCAAATTAAGTATTACCTTCTGTCCAGCATTTACATAAGTGTTACCGTGACATATTATATTAACACTAAGTCCAGTTCTTATTTGTGCCATTTGTGAATTTCTTCTCTGCAACCATTTTTCTGCACCATACGCTTCATATGGATATGTATTGTCTGGAGTTGCGTGTTGACCATCACTTCTATTATGCAAAGAGGTGGGTACAACAAATGTTCTTGCAGGAAAATCTGATACTCTTTGACCTGACGGATTCAACGCGACAGAACTTGCTAGGGGGTATTCAGTTTTACCTTCTTTAACACCACTCACAATATGATCTTCATTTTCAAAATTATCATGATAATTATACACTTTTCTTGAAATAGATTTATTACGAATGTCGTGTTTTATAAGTTCTGAAGCATACATGCCAGTTCTGTAATTTAACAGTGTGTCATTGTTTGCTACAATCTCATATCCAAGAACATTGTTCAAATCTCTAATAACATCAATCACACCATCTTTACCAACAAGCGCCCCAGCTTCAAATGTAGTATATTTCATAGTGGGTTTTTCATTATACAAACTTGCAAGGGTTCTAAAATTAAACCCCTTGAGAGTTTCATAAAACATATATGTTGGAGAAGATTTGTAAGCTGCTACCGATTGGTCGCGAGCAGTATTAACAACATCTAATGGTCTTATGTTTGGTGCGATATATTTTTTAACACCGACAGATTTTTCTACAAAGATATCTTTTTTAGTTTGTAACTGATTAACCAACATGGATAAAACAATATCAGACCAAGGCAACGTAAAACTTTTTTTTACTTTGATTCTTTGATTTTTAACCAATTCCATACTGACAAAACTTAAATTATATAACTGAACATTATTACCAATTTTTTCTCTCGCGGTCAGAGAATGTACTGCAAGTAAATTTTTAGTGAAATCTATAATTCCATCATCATCTTGAACAGATGAAGTTCTGATTTTCATAGACAGAAATTCTTGTCCTATGATTGGGCCATGAGAAGATAGATTCATTGAATCTTGTAGTGTTATTGTGCCGCTTATGCAACTTTGATTTATATCTTCAAATATTGTTAATTTTACGACATTGGGTATAAGATTAACTCTAAGACCAGATGTAGTAATTAAATCTAATTTGTCAACACTAAAATCCCCAGCACCCTGTAATCCATCTGCCACTATCCAGTATCCTTCATAATTAATTTAAATTCTTCTACAAAATCAGGAACATATTCTGGACTAAGAAGTCTTATTTTTCTTACTGTATCTTGACGTTCCTGTTCATATTCATAGTTAGTGATTAGGGTTGCTGTTGGGTGTTCTGTGTTGTCTGTTCCAATATTAAGCTTAACAGTAGTATCCCCCGAAGTTTGATTTATTTCGTAATGGTGTGTTCCACTTATATTAGTGTACTTGTCATTAATATGAGCAAGAAATTGATTTTGATTCATTGGCCACTGATGATACCTGTCAGTAATATCATTAACCATAAGAACTATCCAATGCAGTTCTGGGTCATCATATAACTTGTCTGCAATCATCTCTGGTGTTTCTCCCTCTTTAACATCATAGGTGTCAAAAAATAAAGTATTTACTTTTACTTTACCACGAATCGCAACTCGTTTTAACAAATGAGTCACAAGTTTGTAACTTTCATCACCAACAGAGTCATATACATTTAAAGGAAATTGTGCGAAATACATTTTTTAATATCCCCCGCCCTGACCGGCGCTGCTGTTGCCTGTTCCTCGGGCATCATTAAGCTGTATGCCGTCACCTCCAATGTGGTGTTTAGTGATGATTTCCATTTCTTTGAAACTCAAAGAAATTTTTGTTGTTTGTGGAACTCCACCGTCATATGCAATAAATCTATCTGCACCATAACTTACTTCCATGTTTTCTAATGCACATGTAGATATTTTATTAAGAAATGGATTCTCTGCCGACTTATACATATATCTTATATTAAAGAAACTTGGTATGTCCATTTCCCTAAAAGTTCCATCTGTATAGTTTGATGCCATATGAAACTTAAACTGATGTACAATGTCTTGTACTATCTGAGCTTCTCTTGCACTTTTTGGTATGAAAACAAACTCAAATGAAAACTCCCTTCGTTGAATACCCTCAAACATAAGTTCCATTTTTGGAGTTCTAATTGCACCTTTTTCTAATGCAAGTAACGCAGTAGCGCCTGGGGCTGCGGTATCAAGTATTTTCATTACTGCCGTTTCTGCGCCCTTTCCTCCTTCATCTAATGCCTTTGTTACAGCTGTATCAAAATCAGAAACACCTCTACCAGCAAATGCATCTATTAGACCAGCACCAGCAGCTGCTAATACGCCAATTTCCGAATCACCATACTTAGAAGTGTATTTAACTGATATTGAAGGGGGCATATATAACGCAATTTGAGTATCTATTTTGGTTGTTGCTCCTTTTGACAATTGAATTGAACTGCTGTTTTGGGCCCCAAGCAACTCATTACGGCGTTTTTTCTTTGCTGTTTCTAAGTTTTTTATTGCTTCTTGTAAAGGAGCTTGACTACGAGCGGTATCTTTTTTCCCATATTCAATATCAACAATTTTCTGGAGCTCTGCAAGACTTTTACCGCTTGCTGATTTTATTTTTGCTTTATTCTGTGTTAAAATTTCAAATATAATATAATGACCTTGTTGGTCATCACCTTCAACACCAGCTGGATATGCAAGACTCTTAGTTGAATATTTTGTTGCTCTATTTGTTAATTTAGCTGCAGGGTTGGTTGGATTGAGGTTTACACCAAATACATCGCCTACGATATTTCGCAACCCATTGACTGCGACATTGTTTGCTGATCTTGCTACGTTTGCAGCAACCGCATTTTTTAATCCATCTAATATTGCCATAAGTTTCTTCCTTATATATACTATTTATAAGTTATGTCATACTCAGGTCGCTATATTCCAAAAAACCCCAAAAAATATAAAGGGGATCATTCTAAAGTTATTTATCGTTCTCTTTGGGAACGTAGGTTTATGGCTTATTGTGACTCCAGTGTTTCTATTATCGAATGGGGTAGTGAGGAGATCATTATACCCTATTTATCACCTTGGGATAAGAAGATTCACAGATATTTCCCAGATTTTTACATAAAAACAAAACAACATGATGGGAGTCTCAAAAAATTTATCATAGAGGTTAAACCTAAGGCTCAATGCAAACCGCCACCATCTCAACCCAAGAGAAAAACTAAACGATGGTTTAATGAAGTTAAGACATGGGGAATAAACGAAGCAAAGTGGAAATACGCAAATGAGTGGTGTTTAGACAATAATATGGAATTTAAGATATTAACTGAAGATCATCTTAACATTCGTTATAAATAGAGTTATGGCTACTAGTAATTTCATACAATCAGTTAAAGCTGATACAAAAGGAGCAGACCGCTCCGTTAAATGGTATCGTGCTAAAATCAAAGAATTTGGCAAACCAGTTGCACTAGACTTGATACGAGATGGTAAGAGAAACAAAAAGCAGTTCTATGGTAAGTTGAATATGTTTTTCTATAGTCCAAAACTTAAAAAAGAATTGCCTTACTATGATACTTTTCCACTGGTGCTTCCAATAGAAAGATACTCAGACGGTTTTCTTGGTATTAACTTTCATTATCTACCAATACCATTGAGAATGAAGTTGTTAGATAGAGTTATGTCATTTGCAAATAGTCAAGACCTTGATGAGACAAGTACTAGAATAATTGCAAATTATAGCAAATTAAAAAAGTTACCAATAATTAAACCAACTCTACATAAATATCTTTACTCACAAGTAAAATCACAATTTCGTAGAGTTGATGCAGATGAATTTAAAATTGCTTGTCTGTTACCAGTACAACGATTTAAGAAAGCATCTTCAACTGAAGTATGGAAAGATTCTAGGAGTATGATCTAATGGCAGGAACACTCGCACAATTTATAGAAACAGCTGCATTTGGGGCTCTCAATGATGTATTGTCTGGGTTTCATTCTAAAAATGGTTATGCAGTCCCTAATAGATTTGAAGCAATCATTATTCCACCAACAGGAATAGGAAAAAATTCTGCAACTCCAACTTTTCTTCAAAAGGTTGGTATGGATAAAGGCCCAACTACTGCCAGAGATGTATCGTTGCGTGTTGAAGGAATTACATTGCCTGGCCGAAACTTACAAACTCTTGATGATACAAACATATATGGGCCATCAAGACAAATTGTTAATGGAGTGACTTACGCAGAGGATATAAGCATATCATTTCAAGCAAGTTCTGATCTTGGTGAAAGAAGATTTTTTGAGGAATGGCAAAAACTAGCGTTTAGTGAAAAAACTTGGGATGTAGGATACTATGATGATTATATTGCTCAAATTGATTTGTATTTATTAGACAGACAAGACAAACGAAGATTTGGAATAAAACTTTGGGAATGTTTTCCAAAGGATATTCAAGGAACTGATTTAAATCAGGGTGCAAACAATGAAATTATAAAGAATACAGTAAGTTTTTCTTTTAGGTATTGGACACAACTTGATATTAATGCTCAACCAACAAGTTTAACTGATCGACTAATAACTACATTTGCTGGAACAGTTGAAAGACAAATAACAGGATCAATACCAAAAATATTGAATAGATTATAAACGGAGATTAAAATTATGGGTTTACCTAAATTAAATAATGCGAACTATGAATTAAGTTTACCATCAACAGGAGCGACAATAAAGTATAGGCCGTTTCTTGTGAAAGAACAAAAAGCATTAATGATTGCTCAAGAATCAGAAGATGAAAAGGTGATGGAAAGTACATTTGCTCAAATTATAAATGATTGTGTTGCAGATAAAATTGATCCATACAAGATGCCAATGTTTGACATTGAGTATGTGTTTCTAAAGATAAGAAGCAAGTCTGTTGGAGAGGTAGCTGAGTTAAGAGTCACCTGTCCTGATGATGGAGAAACTAAAGTAAGTGTTTCAATTCCTTTGGAAGAAGTTAATGTCCAAATGAAAAAAGACCACACAAATGTTGTTTCTCTTACAGATGATATTAGTGTTGTGATGCGGTATCCTTGTCTTGGCGACATGAAAGGATTTAATGCACTTGGAGAAACAAAATCATTATTTGAAATGATAAAAAGATGTATACATGAAGTTCATGACGGCGAAAAAGTTCATAAAAGAGTTGATATGTCTAGTAAAGATTTAGATGGTTTTATTGACAGCATGTCTTCAAAAAACTTTGAAGCTGTTGGTGAGTTTTTTACGAGTATGCCAAAATTATCATATAACCTTGAGGTTAAAAACCCCAAGACAAAAGTTAAAAGTGTAATCCCAATTGAGGGGCTACAAAGTTTTTTCGAATAGCCCTTTCACATGATTCATTAGAAAACTATTATAAAATGAATTTTGGAATGATGCAACATCATAATTGGAGTTTGATAGAGTTGGAAGAAATGATACCGTGGGAAAGGGAGATATACATAGGACTATTGATGAATTTTTTGGAAGAGGAAAAGAAAAGACAGGAACAAGAAAATAGAAAAATGAAATAGGAAAAGTCATGTCAGAAGAAGAAGAAAAAAAGAATTATCACCCAGCAGACTCTAATGGTGATGGTAATGTGTCCAAAGAAGAAGAAGAGATG